AAATACTAATGACTAATGAGGAAAAAGTATTAAAAGTAAAATGTGAAAACTCTTTACTATTCTTTGCTCGTTATATCTACAAAGAAAATCACAATCGTAAGTTTATAACTTCTAAACACTTTATAGAAATAGCCAATACTTTAGAGAAAGTTGTAAAGGGCGAAATAACACGATTAATAATAAATATACCTCCACGTTACGGAAAAACAGAATTAGCAATAAAGATTTTTGTTAGTTGGTGTTTAGCTAAATGGAACTACTCAAAATTTATACATTTATCTTATTCAGATGCTTTAGCCTTAGACAATTCTAGCCAAACAAAAGAGTACATCCAGTCGGATGCTTTTCAGAAACTTTGGCAAATGGAATTAAAAAAAGATGCTCAAAGTAAAGGAAAATGGTTTAACGAGTTTGGAGGGGGTATGTATGCTACTTCTTCTGGTGGTGCTATTACTGGTTTTGGTGCTGGTGTTCCTGAATGTGATACGTTTAGTGGTGCTATTATAATTGATGACCCTTTAAAACCTGATGACGCTTTAAGTGAGGTTAAACGTAAGACTATTAATGAAAGGTATAACAATACTATAAGGTCAAGGGTTAATGATAGAGATACGCCTATAATAGTTATTATGCAAAGACTACACGAAGACGATATGAGTGGGTTTTTATTAAATGGTGGTAGTGGCGAAGAATGGCATCATTTATGTATGCCTGTTTTAGATGAAAATAACGAGCCTTTATGGAGTGAAAAGCATACGTTTGAAGAAATAGAAAAGATACGTCAAGCAGATAGATATACTTTTTCGGGTCAATATATGCAAACTCCTAGCCCAGATGAGGGGGGCGAATGGAAAAAACATTGGTTTCCTATCATTGATAAAAAAGACTTACCAAAAGATATTAAATGGACTTTGTTTATAGATGGTGCTTACACTAAAGACACAAAGAATGACCCTACTGGATTGCAAATAAGTGGAAAACATAATAATAATTTATACATACTTTCTTCAATAGATAAGTATTTAGAAATGCCAGAATTAATTAAATACATACCTAGTTATATTGATAGTTTAGGTGTTGATGTTAAGATGACAAAAGTAGAGCCTAAAGCGAGTGGAAAATCTATTGTACAACTTATAAGAAGTCAAACTAATTTAAACATATCTGAAATTAAAACAAACTTTGTTAAGGTTTCTAAAATAGAACGTGCTAGAACTTCAACGCCTTACATTGAGGGTGGGCGTGTTATATTAGTTAAAGGTAGTTGGAATGAACATTTTTTAAATCAAGTTGCTATATTCCCAAATGGTAAACACGATGAACATATCGATTTAACAGCTTACTCAATAGAAGAAAACTTATTACAAGATAATTCTTTTACTCCTCTATCTTGGTAGATAAGTAACAAAAAGCACTTTTTTTAGTTATAATAGTATGAATGTGAAAATAACTATACCAACGTCTTTAAATGATGTAACAATAGGGCAATATCAAGAGATAACAGCTTTATTAAATGATGAAGACTTGCAAGGGATTGAATTAGACAATCAAATATTAAGAATAGTACTAGGCTTTGATAACGTCGAGGATATTAGCGTAAAAGATAGAAAACAATTAATATCCGATATTGAAAAGGCTTTATTAAACGAGGGTACATTTAGACAAACATTTGAGTTAAATGGTGTTAAGTTTGGAATGATACCGAACTTTGATAATATTACAAATGGAGAATATACAGACTTAATAAAGTATGCTGATAATGATGAAGACATACATAGATTTATGGCAGTATGTTATAGACCAATAAAAGACAAAGACGTATTTAAAAACTATTTAATTAAAAAGTATAAAGGTACTTCTGAATATAGCGAGGTTATGAAAGACTTACCTATGAGTATTGCCAAAGGTTGTAAAGGTTTTTTTTTGACTTTGTGGCAAGACTTAGACAAACATTTAACGATGTATATGGAAGTGGAACAAGTGAGGGAGTTAGCGCTTTAGATTATTTTGATAAGTGGGGTTTTTATGCTTCTATTTATGAGTTAGCAAATGGCGACTTATTTAAAATTGATAAACTATTAAAAGAAAATATATTAAAAACTCACGTAGTTTTAGCTTGTAGAAATGATACTATGAAACTAAAACATAAGATACAAACGCAAAAGTAATGGGATTAAATCAATATAGCGAACTATTAACATATCTAAAAGAGTTATTAGAGAATGACCCTTTAATAAACACAGTTACTAAAGGTAGTTTAGATGAATTAGATTTAAACAAAATGGATATAAGCCCATTAGCGCATATAATGGTAACTAATCCAAACTTTAACAATGTTCAAGTAATTACATTTGATGTAGAGTTAACAGTTGTTGACGTTGTAGATGTAAACAAAGAAGTTAATACTAATAAGTTTTGGGGGAATGACAATGAAACAGATGTATTAAATGAAACTTTAGCAATCATAAATAGAGTTTACAGTATCTTATTAAGAGATTTTCAGGATAAAGGATTTACAGCTATTCAAAACGCAAAAGCAACAGAAGTAGAAAATACTAAAAATAATATGATAGGGTGGACTTTGCCTTTTCAGGTTCAAATGCCAAATGATACGATTAGCTTATGTCAGTAGAAAGCGTATTAAATAACTTTGGTAAAAGAGTAGTTAAAGAGGCTCGTACATCACTAACAAAACAAAAGATAAATGTTAGTAAAGAGTTGTATAATTCTATTAACTACGATTTAAAAGTAAGTAAGAATAGTTTTGAATTTACTTTAAATATGGTTGATTATGGTAAGTTTATTGATAAAGGGGTACAAGGTAAAAAGAGTAATAAGAAAGCACCTAATAGCCCTTTTAAATATAGAGATAAAAGACCACCAACAAAGGTATTTGATAAGTGGAGTATAAAGAAAGGAATAGCACCAAGAAACGCAAAAGGTCAATTTATAAGTAGAACACAAAACAATTTTAGAATAGCTAATGCTGTTTACAATTACGGTATAAAAACAACTAACTTTTTTACTAAACCTTTTGAGAGTGCTTTTAAAAGTTTACCAGATGAAATTATAAACGGTTACGCATTAACGATAGATAAATTATTAGCAAACGTATGATACTAACAAGGTCGCCATATTACAAAACTATTGCTTGGGATGTTTCAGCAGAAAAATACATATTAGAAATATATGTTTGGAAAGGCTTAAAGGCTGATGTACCTGTTAGCCCTACATATGAAATTGAAAATAAAAACCCTTTAGCACGTTCAGGAGATAGCAAAGTAAATATTTCTAATCTTATAAATGATGACTTAACAATAGGTTTAGAAAGTGATACTATAACAAATGTAATAGATAGTAATTCAGCTGTATGGGTTAAAACGCAAGTAATAGACTATATTAATGGAGTAGCACAAACGCCTAGATTAGTTACTACTGATTTAGCTATAAAAGGCTATGGCTATGGAATAGAGGGCGAAAACACAACAATACCAAGTAATAATATACTAGCTTATGGTAGTTCTGTAAATGTGAGTTATGATAGTAATTTTACACTACCTATAAAAGTTAGTGAAGTTGCTAGCGTTGATGTAACTGTTATATCATATCCAAGTAACGAAATAAATAAATCTTTTACAATATCAGCTACAACAAATAGCAATGAATTAATTAAAAACGTATTTGTTAAATGTAGTGAGTGTATAAATGATACTTCAATACAAATAGATTATGAGGGTGTTATTTATGAGTTGATTTTAAAAGAGGAGTTAAGATATAACCCTATTGATATATGGTACTTAAACAAATACGGTCAATTATATTCCTTAACATTCTTTAAAGATAAAACAGAAAGTTTAAAGGTAGAAAATGAGATGTATGAAAGTAGCAATGGACAGCCTATAAACGGAATACATCAATACGAAAGATTTAACACAACTGGTAAAAGTGAATTTAAAGTAAAGAGTGGTTTTTTAAAAGAAACAAATAACGAAATATTTAAACAATTATTTTTATCTAATAAGATATGGCAGTTTAACGGAACTACATTTATACCATTAAACTTAAATAGTAAAAGTTTAGAATATAAGACAAGGCAAAGAGATAGATTAATCAGTTATGAGATTGATTTTGAATACGCATTTAGCGAGTTAAACAATATATGATAACACAAATTTACATAGGTAGTGATAAGCTAGATTTATTTGAAAGTGATAACATAGAGTTAAAAAGTTCTATTGTTGAAGTTCAGGACGTTGCTAAAATATTTACAGATAGTACAAACTCTTTTAGCGTTCCAGCTACTGAGAATAATAATAAGATATTTAAGCACTTCTATAACGCTAATATAGTTAATGGGTGGGATGTATTTAACAAAGTAGATGCTACAATAGAATTGTATGGATTTCTACACAAACAAGGTAAAATACAACTTAATAACGTTATAACTAAAAGCCAAGTACCTACAAGTTATGATATACAGTTTTACGGATTATTAACCTCTTTAAAAGATTTATTAGGAGATGACAAACTAAGTAGTTTAGATATGTCAGCTTACAATTTTAATCAAACAGCATCAACGGCCTCAACACAATTACAAAACTATGTAGCACCTAGTCCAGATATTGTTAGAACTACTTTGTCAACTCGTAGAATGATATACGATAGTGATAGTAGTACAAATAATACAGAAGACATTAAAAACGTTGCTAATAATAACACTGGCTATAATAGTGGGATGGATTGGTCTAAAACATCTGTATCTATAAAAAACATTCGTATAATAGAGGCTATTGAGAGTAAATACGGAATAACTTTTAGTAGAGATTACTTTGGTAAAAATGAGTTTACAGAATTATATTTATTGTTAAATGGTAATGGAGTTGAAAGTCAAATAGAACAACAAGTAGTTTTTGATAGTGCTTTAAATAATGACCCTACACTCGAAAACGATAGAATATTATTAAGTACAAATTTACCTTTTTCAAGTACGGGAACATTAAGAATATCTATAAATTGCGAGGGTGCTAATAGACGTGATGAATTTACAAGCTGTATAAAAGCAAATGGCAAAGAAATACATAGTGTAACAGCAAATGGAAATGAAGACGGGTTATATGTGTATTTAGTTAAGAAAACAGACTTCCCAGTATTTGAAAACTTAACATTTCATTTTAAAAGTGCCTCTATATTAGATTATAAATTTACAGTAGATAGACAACAAGCAACAGGTGGAACAGCTTTTAAATCTGAAAGGGATTTAGCATTATTAGAGGGCGTTTTTGATGTGTCTAACAATATGCCTGATTTAAAGATATTAGACTATTTAAAAGGCTTTTTTCAAAAAGATAAGTTAGTAGCTATAAATACAAGTGAAACAGATATTTTTATAGATAGTTTAAATCAATATTATAGAAGTGGTCAAGTAAAAGAGATTACTAAATATGTAGATTTTTCAGAGATACCTATTTCAACAGGAAAAATATTTAATGAGATTAACTATAAATTCAAAGAGCCAAATACAATCTTACAAAAAGAGTTTTTTAAAACTAATAATATTTATTATGGAGATTTAGAATTTAAGTTAGTAGATGCTAATGGTAAATTAGTAGAGGGGGAAAGTATAGACATTGAACT